GTCGGAGCGGCGACAATAACGTCGTCGTCGGCCGTATGGGCCGGTTTGATTTCGAGAATCTTGTTTTTCGTGGTCGTGACCTCTCCTGCCGATGGGATGATATTCGCGTCATTGTCTCTCACGAAATAGATTGTCACCTGGCCGACAGCCGGGGTAATTTCGAAGACGAACACCCGCGTAACGCCCGCGACGAGCTTCGCCTGGTTCACAATCGCGTTCACATTGAACAAGGCAACCGGATTTTGAACCCTGGAAATCACACGGGCCCTGAAGTCTGTATCGGACTCGGTATCAGTACCGCCGGACAGTTCAGAGAAATCGACCCGGGCTTCTGAGTCAACACCGGAGATCGGCGACAGAAGCGTCAGAGCCGCCCCGGCCAGCTGGTTTACTGCCTGCCCAAAGTCGATCGATTTGACAGGAACGCTCGCCGTCGTTGCCGTTGCCGTGATTGTGCCGGTCGCGGGGGTGGTTGGGGTAGTGGTGATCTGGTAGGTAAACGTGCTTAGGCCGTTCACTGTGATCGAAAATGTTCCGTTGTATTCGGTTTCAACAGCCCCTGCGATGGTTGCATTTACGAGGGAGGCCAGGTTATGGGCTGACGTCGTTGTTACCGTAACAGTTGACCCTGACCGCGTTATGGAAGTTACGGCCAGGATGTTTGTCGAGATTGTAGCCGCGAGCTGCGTGTCGTACTGCTTGCCGTCTGTAGACTGCAGCACCGCGCCCAAAGGGATTACGCTCGTCGCTGTTCCGGTCGCCACAACGTTACCGGTCGACTGGGTGGACGGGTTACGGGTGACTCCGAACCAAGCACCGAACATGGCCAAGAAGTCGCCTGTCGCGGTCTGGACAAACATCTCCTTAATAAGCTCTTGCAACTGCGTATAGAAGTCGAAGACCCTCAGAGAATAACCGGTAATCAAGGCCCCGAGAAACGAGTTTTTTAGAAACGGGTTCGACTCGGACAGTTCGCGCTGAACGTCAGTTTTCGAGCGTTGCTCTATCTCCTTGGGCGTTTCTGGGAAATCAATGCTCATGTTCCGGTATTCTCCCAAAGTTCGAAAAAGCGCTGTTCGACTTGTCCTGAACTGAATTCGATAGTCATTTTAAGATCAATCTTTCCCGCGCCCGTACTGCCAACGATAGATGCTTCGATATTCTTTGCCAAATTATCGTCGATAAGCCATTGAGTCGCACGGATCGCCGCGTCTTTTACTCCGTTGAGTGTATCATTCGTCAGCCGGGATTGCTCATACAGCCACAGTTTTGACCCGATCTCGAAGCCGGGCGTGTCGGATAGGACGTTCCCTATCCACCCCCTCCGCCTGATCGCGTCCGGCACCTCTGAGGCATCCGCCCGCCGCTCGCATAGGATCGACATCTGAATGGATGTATCGAACCCATCAACCATAGTGAAATCTCCGTCGGCTGCGAACGAGATATCGAACGTCCCTTGAGTGTCTTTGGCTAAAGCCAAGTCGATATTTTGGGCCATTATGTCACACCGCTTATAGCTGCTTGTGTATCGCCGTTTGAGTCAACGCCCTGAGTATGTCCGTGTCCGTCGCCGATATCCTTGCCGTTGTTGGTTATGGTCCCAGTAAAGGTCGAATTACCCACGACCGCCACGTCACCCGTTATCTTCAGGTTCGCCGCCGTCAAGTTGACGTTTGCTGAACCGGCGTCGATCTCGATGTCTCCGTTCTCCGAAAACTTTACGAATGCGCCGGTTAACTGGTTGCCGACGACATACTCGCCGGGCTTCAAATTCTTGAATCGGTCTGTGGGCCTGTATTCAACAATAACTCGGTTTTCTTCTTGAGCCTGAATGCTCAACATAACCGAGGAACTATCTTTCGGCGCCTTGCCGGCTGTGCCGTACGGATAGATAACTTCAACCTGCGCCGTTCTCCCCAAGTAGGTGACCTGAGTATTCGCCACATTACCCGAGTCGTCGCCCGGCAAGCTAACCGTCGCCCGTTTGATCATGTTCATTAATTTCTTAATCAAAACAGCCCCGTTTTACTCGTCTCTTCCTGCTCTACCGGTTCGCTTGCCTGCAGGGTGTAGGCATCTTTGGCCACAATGCCGAGGGTCGTAATGCTGCCCCCGTTGCGGTTTAACTTGTAGTTTACGGAGTTAATCAAGAACTTTCCAGACAGGCCCGCATACTCGTCTCGAACGCCGATCAGCTTGTTAACCTGCCAGATGAGCCCGGTGGCTTCGTCTCTGTGGCCTTGAACCGTCGCCAGGTAGCTAAAACCTCGGGCCCGGTTAATGTTCGCCTGCCAGGTGGCACGGGATGCGCACTGGTCGCTACTAGATGACTTTTCAGCAAGTTGATATAGAATCCGACTTGACCGAATGGCCGAGTCTGTGGCTAGCCCTGAAGCGTTGGTCACTTCGGAATTTGAAGGCGCCCCAGACAATAACGAAGCACTATTATTACCCTGAGATTTCACGACGTATTGATTAAACCGGTCGGTGTTGTTGTAGAGCACCCGGGCGGCTAGGATGTTGTTTAACTCGGGTGACGCGGCCTCATTTATCAGAGTGAACCCGACGTCTACCCCCTGGCCCTGGGTAATAACGAGGTCGCTATCTCCGTTCGACGTGAGTAAAACCTGACGCTTCCGGCAATAGCCTTCACTCAGTTCGAAGACGCCGACGCCTATCTCACCGCTGATCTTCTCGGAGCTCTCGAACAGGGCAATGTCGCCGACCTCATCAAGAACTTTTATCCCCTTGATCTTCGCAACTTTCAGAACCGCCTCGATGACACCGACGAGAGTAATCGGGGTATTAAATTCCACATCATCCCCGAGGGTCGAGTCTATCAGGTCGGCCGTTTTATCCCGGCCCTGGATAATGATCGAGTGAGAGGTGCCGTCATAGTCAATCTCGATGTTCTCTATGAATCCTGTAATCACGGGGGTTTCATCAACGAGAACACGACAGGGATCGTCCAGAGAAAACGGGAATAGATCGGTCCCGTCTGTAAATGCAACGAACCGGAATGTCCCGCTAGCTGCGTCGAGAGACTGACCGACCTCGATGCTATCAAAGTTTGAATACTCGATCCCATTTACCTCCAGCGTGATCATGCTGTCAGCACCTTGACGACGCCTTCGTAATGACTCACATCCGAGTCGTCATTCAGGTCAACTAACTCCTGGGCCCGGTCTAGGTCGCCGTACAGGCTATAGGCCAGTACTTGCGCCGGCATGCGCTTGATTTCTATCTCGAGCACTTGGTTGATCGTCAATCGTCGAGCCTGAATCAGTGTTTCGGCTTGGTCGCGGACGTCTTGCAAGGCTTCGCGGGTGCCGGTCGGCGTATTCGGATCCTCAAAAACTGCCTGGAACTGGGCTTCAAGTATCGCTTGTGCCGCGTCGAGCTCGTCGGTGTTGGTAAACTCAGTCTGCGCTACCCCGTTGTATCCCTGTACTAGGGAAGTGATCCGCATTTGACGGGTTAACATCTGCTCGTTGGTGATCAGCTGGGCCTGTTCCGCGGTTATCGCGTTTCCGACGTCGGTTGCTGCAAAAAGGTTGTCAGATGTTGAGTTGAAATCAAAGAACTCCTGCAGCACTTCGAGCCGATCAGGGACGGAGGTAACGAGCGTGATCGTCTGAGCAAACAGACCCTTGATGTCATTCCCCAGTTTTAGCGGCGTGTTGATCAGCTCAGCGGTATCGTCTGTGAATTCCTGCAGGGAGGAAGAGAACTCGGCGACTTCTGTCGCAACCGGGCTGAACAGGTCTTCGACCTTCGCGAAGTTGGCGCTAATGTCAGCCATCAAACTCGTGGCCGCCGCATTCGCCAAGGTAAACCCGGATGGGATACTGAAGAAGTCAGCCACGTCCGTCGCCAGCGCGTCGATAGCAATCGTCGCCGTATCTGAAACTTGGGCCGTGCTGCTTTGGGCCGGTTGAGGCAAGACCTGATCGTCGGCCAGCTCGAAAATCATCGTGAATATGGCTTCACCAAGGGACCGTTGTGTTTCCGCTACCGAGTACGGTTTGGCTACTACTTCGACACGACCGAAAAATGGATGACTCAGAACCCCTTTTCCTGACTGCTCAAGAGCTCCTATTAGCCTGTCCCGGTCTTGAAGGTAGTTCGCACCCGTTACCACTCCGGTGACGTTAAACGTCTTGAGGAGCTTCCCCAGGTCCTCCACGTTACGGCGGGAGGAGTTAACGAACTCATGCGTGACGGTCTTCCGGCCGCCTGATGTATTGGTCGAATCGGTAAGGAACGGAACGCCCCGAAAACTTGCCGGGAAAAGCTCTTCCAAAAGTGCCATTATGCTCCCGCCATGTTTCGTCCGACGTTGAAGTTCGCCGATCCCTTAACCTTACTCTCTACCCCGGACACGGCTCCCGACTGGTCTCGGACGTTCATATTGATGTCGACGGTCGACCGCTCGCGCTGAGTGACTACCTCTGGGTTGGCTTTAATTTGAGCTTCGCCGCCCCCTCCCCCGAATCCGAACAGCGCCCCTATGGCGCCGCCTATACTGCTTAAGCTAAGGCTCTTAAATGCGCTGACCACTTTATCGACTCGTTCTATAATTATTGCGATCGTGCCACCTATGGCGTCCGAAATCGCGTCCCAGTTCTCCACAAGAAGAACGCCCCCGGCTATTAAAGCAGCTATCGCCAAAGTGATTAATGTTACTGGCGCGAATGCAACGCCCAACGCCAAGCCCACGAGCCCGATACCAACAGCCAGCGGTCCCAGAATTGCGACTATTCCAGTCATAATAACGAGGAACTTCGTTAACATCGGGTTCTCTGCAGCGAATGACTGGATCCCGATGGTTATAGATTGCAGCCCTATTGTTAACCCATCGAGCAGGCCTTTGATGTCCAGGGTTTTGACCAGAGTATCTCCGATCGCAGCCAGCGATAGGTTGACGTTATCTTTCAGGGTCGAGAACTTGCCGGCGAGGGTCTTGCTCTGATTCTCCATGCCTTTGAAGGCGAATCCGCCCTTTTTCGTCATGGTCTCCATGGCTTCAGCAAGAACATCAAAACTAATCTGTGATTTACTGGCCGCCTCAAAGATCACATCTTTAGTAACGCCGAAACGATCAGCCAGCACATCTATTATCGGAATGCCTTTCTCTGCAAGCTGCAAAAGCTCTTCGGTCATTACCTTGCCTTTAGCTTTTGCCTTGCCGAAAATTGCTGCAATCTCTTCAATTGGCTTGTCTACTGTAGCGGCAACATCACCTAGCTGCTTCATGATGGGGAGTAGGTTGCCTGTTTGAACACCAAACGATAGAAGCTGCTTGGCTGCCGTGCCGACCCCGGTAAGCTGAAACGGCGTCTTGGCTGTGAAGTCCACCAGGTCGGCGACAACCTCTTTCGCTTTATCTGCAGATCCTGTCATCGATACGAAGGAGGTCTGAAGCGTTTCCATATTCGCCGAAGCCTTCAAAGCCAGACCCGCAAACGCTGCCAGTGGGGCTGATACTTTAAGGGAGAGATCAGCCCCGAGGGAGCGGAGCTGTCGAGATGTTTTCTTGAGGTTCTGCGCGAGTTTCCGCGATTTTGCAGCTACCCGGCTGAATGCCGCCCCGATCTTACCCGCAACAGGGCTGAACCGGTCAATCGCTTGGTAGACATAGGAAATTGTAAAAGCCATATTACCGCCCCTTGTTTAGCGCTCGTTTGCGCTCTTCGGCTATCCTGGCGGCTTGGTCCTGTAGCCGTAATAGCTCCGGGATCGGCATTGCTTGAGTTTCGGTATAGGTTAAGCCGCCCTCGAAGCCCGCCAGAACGTTCGCCTCAATGTCATCTAGAGTTTTTCGAAACTCTTCATGACCAAGGACATAATAAAATTTGCCAGGAAATCAACCATTAGCCCCTCCTGATCTTCGTCCGTGATCTTGCCGAACTGGATGGCGTTAACGGTTTTATCGTTGACCTTCAGGCAGCCGGCAAAAGCCAGCTTTTCGAACTCTCCAAAGCAGGCCTCGATGTCCACGGTGCTGGCCAGCAGCATCGTTTTAATTTCCTTACCAGTGATCTCCTTTTCTTCTTCTTTCGGGGCTGCCGGATCGACCTTGCTGGCGAACATCTCGCTAGCTTCGAGCATGGCTCTCGTCATGTGCTGCTGAAGGCGGTAGGTTTTCCGTAGCACCTTTTTAGCAGGCGCTACCAACTCAACCATCTGAACGTCTTGAAGATCGCCATCAACCGCGACTTGAATCGGAGTTTCGAGCAGGTAATCAACCGAGCTTTCCATTAAACAGCCCTTTTACTGGTGAATTCGACTTCGACCTCGCCATCAACACCGAGGCTTACTTCGGGGTCGTTGGTGATGATCGCGTTCAAGAACGTGCGGTTAAAACTGCCCCGGTCAGTTACTTCGATCGCATTAGCGTCGAGGTTATTTTGCCAGGTACGGATAGCATCGACCTGGTCAGAGGTCGTGTAAACCGTGAACTTACAGGTCGACTGTTGCGTCTCGATATCTTCAGATGTGATCTGAGACGTCGAGTTCCCGCCGGCACTCGCGGTTCGGACCTTACGCTCCCCGAACCCCTCGGTATAGCTGAAGCTGTTGGGCTTGATGGCGACGGCTACGTTATTTACAACGACCGTCGGCGCAAATAATGCATTCATGGTTTATCCCTCTGTGCTGAACGCGATTTGAATGGTGCCGATGAACTCGCGGAACTGAGTAACCAGCGGCACTTGCATGTTTGCCGTTACTTTGCCGTCGGCCAGGTCGATCGTAATCACGAGATTGTCATTGAAGAAATTACGAGCCGTTTCTCCTGCTTGGACAAGAACAAAGTCAACGCCGGACAGAGTCTCGTAAAGCCCTTGCAGGAACGCCCGAATGATCGGCTCGTTGGCCATGGACCGACCTTCGATCACATCCCCGGTAGTCAGCCGACTTTGAGCGAAACGGGCCTTCACGTTGTTAAACATGAATTCCCGAACGTTCGAAGAGGTGTCCACGAAGTTCATGAACTTGAAGCTCGTGTCGGGGTTGGCCGCCGCGTCTGTTTTGTAAGTCGTGACCATCTCGCCCGCGATCGTGGTATTGCCCGCCCGGTTGTTACCGATCGTGGAGATTCCGGCGGTCAACAGACTTTCGATCTCTGTCGCATCCCAGCCCTT